ATGCGGAGTGGCCATATTCCTGTACGATCGGGGCTTTCAGGTATGCTAGGTTTGCCATTGAGACGGACCAGAGATGGTTCGGAGCTCTTCAGAATTCCTATCGGGCTCGCTTCGGAATACCGAAGCATTTGCCTCTGGATATGAAGACGTTCTGGGCCAGGGTTATTAACGTTGTTGATGGAAACCGAATCGCTTTCGTTCCCAAGGACGCTCAAAAAGAGCGTACTATTGCGATCGAACCAACTCTAAATTTGTATCTTCAACTGGGTGTCGATGGATATATCCGCCGTCGTTTGAAACGATGGGGGGTAGACCTAGATGACCAGACGAAGAATCAAGAGTTAGCTCGACTTGGTAGTTTACGCGACGATGCAGAGTCATTTTGTACTATTGACCTGTCCGCCGCGAGCGACTCGCTTAGCTTAAAGCTTTGTGAACTGCTTCTACCTAAGGAATGGTTAAGCTACCTCATGGACCTTCGGTCCCCTAATGGGACTGTTGGGGATGATCTAATCGATTACGAGAAGATCTCCTCCATGGGTAATGGCTACACCTTCGCATTGGAATCGGCAATCTTCACGGCACTGATTTATGCTGTGTTGAAAGCCAGCGGAGATGTCTTCACTCCTGGATCTGTAGCGATATTTGGCGACGACTTAATCGTGCCGAAGCGCTACTACTTCAGAGTGGTGGAGGCTCTACGACTAGCAGGATTTCGACTCAATCTGGAAAAGACCTTTTCTAATGGTCCTATCAGAGAGAGTTGCGGATCCGATTGGTTCCGGGGGCTACCCGTTAGACCCGTGTTTTTCACTGATGTGCCGACTGACGTAAGAGAGCTGTTCACCGATTATAATCGCGTGAAGAGAATTCTATCGTTACGTTTTGCCATCACTAGTGAAGAATCGAGGACTCTCAATTTGTACCGAAAATGGATACCTGAAAAGGCTTTAGACCTTAAGGGCCCGTATTCGGATGAGAGCTTTGATTCGTACATGCACAGCGCAGTACCCCCTAAAGACGGGTACTACAAAAACCGCTTCATGTACAAATACCCGAGGCTGATAACAAAGCCTCTGCCGAAGGTCGGCACTGACTTCCATTTGAGGAAGTTGATGCATGATCTTCGGGGAGCAAGTTGCAATCCGGATACTCAATGGTCTAAACAACCATGTTGGGAATGGCTCGCAATGGGTGGAGGGAGTCGATTTACCGTAACGAGCAGAAATGCTCTAATGGTAAGC